TCTACATTCGGCTTATTAGCACAGGGAGCGCCAACGCAGAAGGCGTGTTCCGAGCAAGGTGGGAAGAAATCTAATGCCAGTCCAGCGTTGCCAGAAAAACGGACGCCGAGGCTATAAATGGGGAGAGTCCGGTAAATGCTATACCGGCCAAGGCGCTAAAGCAAAAGCAAAGCAGCAAGGCAGAGCAATCCGAGCAAGCGGCTACAAGGGATAAACAATGGCATACGGCACAGACACAGGTTTGCAGAATTACGCGACTGCTCGCGGTTACACGCTAGAGAAGACACCCTCTATTCTGCTAACGCTTGCCCACGACTACATCGAATCGCTCCGATACATCGGGGCTAAAACTGTAGCCACTCAGCCCGATCAGTGGCCAAGAAAGGGCGTCAACATCGACGGTATTGACATCACTAGCGTTACCGTGCCGCAGGACATTATTGACGCTGAGTATCAGTTAGCCATCGCTATTGACAACGGCAATGACCCGACAGCAGTAATCACGCCTGCTATTAAAGAAGAAGAGATTGCAAATCAGGTTCGTGTTGAGTATCAAGATGGCCAAGGCAATCGCTCCTTCGACCCAAAGGTTCTTATGAAGCTGCGTAAGTACCTTGTCAACGGCACAGTAGGCATCGGAAACATTGGTGTAAGCCGTGGCTAAGTTTGACTACAGCCGAATGAGAGAGTCAGCCGTAAGGCTGATTGACCGTTTCGGGCAGATGTACACCTACACCCGAAAAACGGGTGAGCAGTATGACCCTGCCACTGGGACAACGACTAGCACCGAAGAGACGTTCAACTTCAACAGCGTATGGGTGGACTTCAGCAAAGACGAAGTAGATGGCACTGTCATCCTTAACGGCGATGTAAGAATTCTTGTCGATGGGCTGCTGAAGGTGGATGATCGTGTAGATCGTGATGGTAAAGAGTGGCGAGTCGTGAACGCTGAGGAAATCAACCCCGGCGGCACATTCTTGATGACAGAGGCGCAAGCGAGGCGATAACTGATATGCTACGAGAAGTCTCAGCAGCCTTAGACAGCCATCTAGCGGTCTTGCCGGGCCTACCCCCAGTGGCATGGCCAAACGTCCAATTTGAGCCTCCACAAAGCGGTGTGTACCTTTCAGTGATGAACATGCCTGCTGACGGAACGATGTACAGCATGGACAGGCAGCAGAATACGCCGGGGGTCTACAGGATTAACATCTACGGCGATATTAACAAAGGCCCAGCGGAAGTTGAGAACATGGGCGACAAAATTGCCCAGCATTTTCGAGACAGCAGCACGGGGCTTATTCCAAGCCTGTTTATCGAAGACATTAGATTCTCGCCATCAATCACGCAGGGAGATACTCACATGCTCCCAATGAGCATCAACTGGCGTTACTTCCACAATGGCTTTTAAGAAATACTCATCAGAGAGTTTCGGGAAGCGCGTAAAAGAGATCGCTGAACGTACTGGGCAGAAAGTAGAAGAGGCTGCCGATCAATCAGTAAGAGATTTGTTCACCGAGATTATTGAGGAAACACCAGTAGGCAGGCCCGAGACTTGGAAGTACCCACCCCCAAGGGGATACGAGCCAGGCAACGCTAGGGCAAACTGGAACCCTTCAGTCAATGCCCCGGACACTTCAGTGACAGATTCAAAAGAGTCAGCAACTTACAAGATAAAGAACATTGAAGGGAGGGTTGCTGGAAACGTAGTATATTTAACTAACAACGTCCCTTATATCTACGAACTAGAAAAAGGGTGGTCTTACTTGCAACAACCTAACGGTTGGGTTGAAAGAACAATCCGATCATTTGATGCGAAACTCACCAAAACAGTTAGAAACCTAAGAAAGTAGGAGATAGAAGATGTCATCAGGCGCATTTACATCAGCAGGAACCACTATCGGCATCGTATCCGACGCACCCAGCACTTATGATCCCACAGGGTTCGAGGCACTTACCTTTGAACTTATTGGCGAGGTCACTGACCTTGGCGAGTTCGGTCGTGAGTACAGCCTTGTGACGCACAATCCGCTGGGCGACCGCCAGACAGTCAAGCGCAAGGGCAGCTACAACGATGGCTCGATCTCAATGACTGTTGCTCGCGTACCTAGCGACGCGGGGCAGACGCTTCTTCAGGACGCCCTTGACAGCGATGACAACTACAGCTTCAACGTCACCCTTCAGGATGGCACTGAACTGTACTTCGCTGCTCAGGTTATGAGTTACACCTCAAACGTAGGCAGTGTTGACCAGATCACGACTGCAAGCGTTACTATCGAGATCACTGACGAGATTGTAGAAGTCGCACCTACTCCTTGATTTTAACTAGCAGCAACTAAGACCGGGGGTCTTAAACTATGAAGCTATCAGATTTTAACTCAGTTGAGGGTTCCAACGAAGGTGCAGTGCTGACTCTCAAGCACCCTGTAACCGGAGTGGACACGGACGCTTGGATCAAAGTGGCAGGGCCAGACTCCAAGCTAGCCAAGCAGCGTCGGGCGCAGGTTCAGCGGATGCTTCGAGGCAAGCGTAACATCTCTGATGTTGACATCGACACGCTTGAGAAGGAAGCGATGGAGACTCGCGTGGCGCTGACCCTTGACTGGGGTAATATCGAAGACAACGGAAAGCTGACTTTTAACGAGTCCAACGTCCGAAAGGTCTACACGGAGTATCCTTGGGTAGCCGAGCAGGTTGACGAGTTCCAGGGGGAACGCTCTAATTTTTTTACGAGCAACTCGGACTAGCCGAGACATTCGTAAGATTTCGCGCTTACCTCTCTACTCCGCCTAAAGATCAAAGCAAGCCAAGGGAAGAGGGCTACTACGGCCCTCACCCTGATCCCGGCCAACTGATGTACGTCATTCAGTGGCTGTTTGAAGTCGGCCCAGTATCTTTTGGAGCAATGGGGCCAACACCACTAGAGTGGACAGATATAAAGGCATGGTCTGATCTAAACAGCCTTGAACTTGAGCCTAAAGAGGTAACAGCACTTCGCTCACTGTCAAGTGCCTACATAGATCAGATGGAAAAGGCGAAAGATAACGCTTGCCCACCGCCTTGGGTTGACCCTGACCAGCTAGACCGAGACAAGATTGCAGACAAAGTTACTAGCCAATTCAAGGCTATAGCTAAGAGAAGGAATAAGCGAAGTGGCGGAAGTCAGCAAGATACAGATTGAGGTAGATGCCAGAGATGCAGACAGGGCGATCAAGTCTCTCAGAGGCATGGGCATCGCTGCTGATAGGGCCGGCCGTAAGATAAAGGGGTACGAGGACAAGGCCGAGCGCGCACAGCGCAAGACTAAGACATTCAGCACTGCCATTATGCGGACTCGCGCCGCCTTTGGTGCTCTAGGTATTGCTGTCAGTGGGCTTACTCTGGGCGCTCTTGCTAGGCAGATTGAAAGGGCCACTACCCAGCTTAACAACATTGAAGCAACGCTTCGTGTAGCCACAGGCAGCGCCGAAGACGCTGCTAACAGCATGGCCTTTCTGCGTGATGAGTCAGAGCGGCTAGGTCTTTTCTTGCCTGCTGTCGCCAAGCAGTACGGCCAGTTTGCCGCTGCTGCTAAGAGTGCTGACATCAGCACACAAGAACTCCGCGCTACGTTCACGGGTGTTGCAGAAGCATCCCGCGCAATGGGCCTGACAATTCCTGAGACTGAGGGCGCGATGAAGGCGCTCCAGCAGATGATGTCCAAGGGCAAGATTTCTGCTGAGGAACTTAGGCAGCAGCTTGGTGAGCGCCTGCCAGGCTCTATTCAGATCATGGCTCAGTCGCTAGACATCACGACTACGAAGCTGTTTGAGATGATGGAGAACGGCGAGCTTCTATCTGATGAGGTCTTGCCTAAATTCGGTCGTCAGTTACAACAGACGTTTGGCGGCGAAGCCGCTGCTCAGGCTGACAAGATTGCAGCGTCAATCGCTAGGCTAAAGACAGCCTTCTTCGACTTAATGGCGCAGGATGAGGGCCTGACCGGCGCTGCACAAGGTATCAACGACTTAGCCAAAGCCCTCGACAGCAAAGGCTTTCAAGAAGGCTTTGACAAAGCAGTGCAAAGCGCATCTGCATTGCTTGCTGCTCTAGCAAGAAACCTTGATGTGATTGCTAAATTGGCTGGCGCTGCTGGTATCGCAGGGTTGACCCTTGCAATCAAAGGACTGTTCTCTGTACTGAGTTCTACAGTAGCAGTGATGACATCACTTAGCGGCAGTGTTTTGGCTACCAACGCAGCTACAGTCAAGTTAGTTGGTGGCATGACCGCACTTTCAACAGTGCTTAAAGGCATCGCTTGGCCTGTCGCAGCACTTACATCCTTCATTGCAGTTGTTGAACTGTTTTCAGAAAAAGTAAAAGAGGCAGAAGGTGCTACCCGCGATTGGACTGAGGTGCTACCGAAGTTAGGAAGCGACCTGACTGATTTAGGCATGGGCGCACTAGATCGTGTCGTTGAGAACGCTGAAACATCTATTGATAAGTTAGAGTACGTCAACCAAAGNATCGCTCAAGTACAAGGCAAACTCGGCGGGCCTGAAGCCTTGTCCCGTGCAGGCGGTGGCTTTAACAATCAAGCGTTGAGGGAAGAATTAGAAACTCTCAAAGGAATGAGAGAGGAATACAAAGGCGTAGAACGGACGCTAGAAAGAGCCGAGCGAGCAAGGCTGGCTTTAAGGATGGAAAGCCTAGAAAGCACCGCTGCTCTTGAAGATGAAAAGGAAACGATTAAGGCTTACACAGAAGAGCTTGTTGATCTGGGCCTCTCGCAGAAAAACGCTGCTGACCTCGCAGAGATTTACGCTCAAAAGAGCGACAGAGTAAAGGAGTCTCTTGAGGATCAGCTTGAAGTTGTTAAAGAACTGAACAAGAACGATCTTGTTCCTCCGGGCCAGCGGAGGCTATCTGTATCTGCACAGCGAGAGTTGGGGGAGTACAGGTCAGAACAAGAGAAAGAGGCTGCTGAAAGAGAGGAAGAGCGCCTAGAAGAAGCGCGGCGTCGAGCAGAGCAATTTGTCAATTCTTCTCCTGACATTGATCAAATGCCTCCGAGGATGCGTAACCTTCAGGCTGTTGTGAGTGGTTCAAGCGACGCACTCGATGACTTTAATAACGAAGCACTCAGTTCCGCGGAGTTGCTAGAAAAGGTAATTAAGACAGGTGAGCGAGGCGAGCCCTTGTTCAACGGCTGGCAGAAGAGTCTTGATTCTGTCAACTCTGCATTAAAAGATAACCTATCTGACTCGCTGACTGATGTACTGATGGACGTTGAAAGTCTTTCAGATGCCTTCTCTGCACTTGCAGATCAGATCGCTCGCACTGTTATGCAGCAGACAGTAGCTGATCCACTCTCTAACGCAATCACTGGAGGCATTGGGGACATCCTCTCTGGTGGATTTGGCGGCGGCACTACACCGACAGGCGGTGCTCCAGTAGATGTNCGGGGCATCGGCCCAGCAAGAGCTAACGGCGGCAACGTCTACGGCGACAAGGCCCACATCGTAGGTGAGCGTGGCCCAGAGCTGTTCGTGCCAGGCCAAGATGGCCGCATCATGCCCAACAGCCAGATGGGCGGCAGCGGTGATGTCACTGTCAACATCATCAATCAGGGCGGCGAGCAGATGGAAGCGCAGAANCAGGATCAGCGCCGTGGGCCGAATGGCGAGATGACGGTTGATGTGATGGTCAAGTCTAGCATGGAGCGCCTAGACTCGCAGGGCCAGCTAGATGGCATCTTCCGTAGGCACGGCGCTAAACGACAGGGGCAATTCTAGTTATGGCAACTTGGCCTAGCACACTACCGCAGACTGTACAGCAGAACAACTTTCAATTAAGCGCCCCTGAAGGTGCTATCCGCACTGACATGGAAACGGGCAAGGCGTTTCAGCGCAGACGCTTTACAGCAGCCGTACAGCCTTTCTCAGCGCAGATTTGGGTGGACGCCACCCAGTATAGCACTCTGATTGATTTCTGGCGTAACACGCTTGCTATGGGCGCTCTGGAGTTTGACTGGGAGCATCCGATCACTGGTGATCCTGCTACTGTGCGATTCATTGCTAACGAGCCTTTTTCTATTACAGCACTGTCTGGAGATCAGTATCAGGTGCGTATGAATCTGGAGATCATTCCGTAATGGCATTGAGTCAAGGCGCATTGCAAGCAGTCCTAGCTTCTGCTACAGAAAAGGTATTCCTAGAGTGCCTGACTATCACTCACTCTGATATTGATACGATCAGAGTGGTGAACGATACGCAAGATTTGAGCAGGTCAGCGGGAGTGTATCTGCGATTCCCTTTCCAGGTGTCTGCTGCTACGCAGGTTCAGGACAGACCGCCGTCTATTGACATCACGGGTGATGCAGTCGATCAGAGGCTAGTCGAGGGACTCAGACAATTAGCAGGCAAGCGGCAAAGGGCCGAGATTATCTACGAAGTAGTGCTGGCTGATACGCCCGATACGGTTGAGTT